GTTACTGTAGCAAAACTGCTCCAGCTCTGCGTACCATTTAAAGCATACTTTAATGGATTTGCCTGAGTGGCACCGGCCTTATAAGTTATCCTCACAGAATATACCTTCTTGGTAATCCCCGGCATACCAAAATCAATATCCTTAGTAACTAACTCCTGATCACTGCAAGCACTCGGGATGGGCAAATACTTAAGAAAATCTATATATTGAGACCCGTCATACTTTGCAATAGTTAAATTATTATTCCAATCGGAAATAAAGTTAGTATATATTTTATCATTTGTAAATAAAGGCAGGTTGTAAGTCCAAGCATTGCTGTCAAAGTCATAAATATATGATAAATTAGCATTATCTGAACCATCTGATGGAGAGCGGAACATAATTAATGAGTTACTCATTGCATCATAGCCAATCATAGCGTCCTTTAAATTGGCAGAGCCCATAGCAAACTTATACCAAGGGTCTAATAAAGAGCTTGTTGACTGGCTGGTTCCCAACCTTTTTTCAATAAGATTACTGACCCGACTGCCATCATATAAAAAGCATCCAGACTCATTAATCCAAGCAACTCCAAACTCAGTTCTGGTTACACTATAAGGATAGCTTACACCCATATATTTAACAGTATCTTCCAAGTACCAACTGGCTGGACTGGGGTTTGATATATTAATTACATGGACAAGGTTATGCTTAAATGCCAATAGCCTGTCAGCAAAAGTTTCCAATGCTACGTACTCACCAAAATCGCCCTTGGAAACATCAATGAAATTGTGAGGTAAAAAGGTATCAAATTTTCCAATCTCACTATACATCAGCCTGTCTCCATACCTTTCCAGCTCACCAGTAAACCCAAAGGTTTTAACATTAGCTATAAAAGTCCTGCGACCAGCTACAACCGATGCTTTATAAAGTTCATTTCTCCCGCCAATGGAATTAAACTTAACATCAGGAGCGTATCCATTTATTGTATTATATGTATCAAGGTTGGGGGCTGATGAATTACCATCAGAATTGCCAACAACATGATATCCATTACCATCCTCGTAAGTCCAATTAACATGGTCTCCATCAAGAGTTGTCCTAACTCCTTTTACTATATCTATATCGGCTAATAATATAAGGTCATCATCAGTTTCGGCTATTCTTGTATATATCCTGCCGCCTGAAATCCTGCCGCTATACGCTAAATCAGCATATATAGATACTGTTAGTGCCTTACCGCCTGCGGCGGGATGGTTAAAGACGGCTATAGTAGACGCACCATTGCCCATCTTAACTGGTAAAGACTCTTGGTTCCCATCGTATATAAATGTCTGAAAATATTCATATGAGCCCTTTGCCCAATCACCGGGTTCAGAACCATCAGCAATGCCCACATTCCACCCTAATCCTCGTTCCAGAATAGGAGTATCATGGTTTGCATAATCAACTGGGGAAGAACCCCCTAAAAACCCGCCATAAGACCTTCTGTAAGCCATTGTGCCACCATCAGCTCCGGAAATCTGTCGGCAGAGTAGAAATTCATTAGCCCCGCCATCTGCTCCTAAAGCCGTACCTATAGAAATAACCTCACCAACTCTGCTTTGGTCTAATACATCTGTATTACTTGTATTTTCAAATGTAAAATTAATAGTAGTTTTACTTGGGTCTCCATCAACCCTTAAAGCACTTGTACCATCTTCTTTTTGAATTGACACACCCCTATTATTTTGAAAATATTCAGCAGTGCCAGTTCCATCATTAGATGTTATTGCACGTCCATAAGAATATGAAAATCCGCCTGATGTTTTAGGAGGGCTTAGTGTATTTGAATGGTCTTGCCATTCTGTAAATATAAGACCATTGGCTGGGTCACCGCCATCTGCGTCCACTTTTGCAAAGGCAAATTGATGCCTCTGAATATAGCCAAACCATCTTACAATACTTGTATTTTGTTCATTAATATTACAAACCCTCAACGCTTCATCAGCAAAATGATATATATATTTTGCTCCAGCCCCATCCATAGTTGGCTGTATGGCATTCATTGACCAGCCGCTATCTGCGGTAGCGTAATTGCTAACCGCATTGGTAGACCATACATGAACATCCTGACCACTGGTAGGGTCTCCAAGTGCTACAAGCTTATCTCCGGGTGCCCTTATTACCTCTATAGTAGGGTCTGTAGAATCAGCAGAGTCTTCCGCTACTACGGTTTTACCCTTTAATATATAATATACTTCATCATCAGCTTCATTAATATCAGTTACTGCAAAAATACCATTATTACTTGCCGTACCGGATATTTTAATATTATCGCCAATTTTTATAAGGCTACCGGTGTATATAGTACTGCTATTTGAATCACCACCATCAATAAGGTGCATATAGCTTTCTTGGGGAACCGCCATAACTACAGTGGGCTATCGTCAGCCGGCCCCTCATCGGGAGCAGTCTTAACTGCTATAAATTTAATATTACCATCACCTGTACCTATTGCAAGAGGCTCTCCGCTTTTTGTCTCCGTAATAGTTTGCTCTGAATCTCTGCTGTGGTCTGATTCAAAATAAAATAAACCATACCCGCCAGATGTAGCAAAGTCCTTATCTATCTGAACTATATACTCAGATAAATTAGTATCACCATCTTGGTCTTCTATGTGAGCATACATCTTCCCTACTGTCTTGATCTTTCCAAGGGCATCAACAGACATATTCTGTATAAAAGAAGATTCATTCTCACGCAGATCACGTGGGTCTTGTCTGGTGTTAATACCGCCAGAGAAGTCACGTATTATATAATATTGCTTGGGCATTTATTAAAACAATCCCCACTTAGCTTTAACAACTGCCTTACCTACATCAATTAATTCTTTCATAACAGCATCTTTTTCTTTTTTAGTAAGCTTACCATCTGCATAAGCTTCTTCTAATTTCTTAAAAACATCAACACATTCTTTGACTATGCTCTTATACCTTGTTGCCGCAAACGTAGCCATACCAGCTACAATAACACCACCAAGGTAAAAAAAGTTTGACCAACTTACCCATTCACTCATTATACTAACCTCATTATTATTGATACGATTATAGGAACTGTCAGAATACCAATAGAACCAATCGTACCTATCTTGGTTAAATTGGTCTTATTCTCTTCAACCTGACCGTTCAATTTATCTAAATGCTTTTCAACCCTTTGAAGAGTCTTAAAAATACTCACCTGCCGCTCTTCCAGCTTTACCAGCTTAGCTGTAACATCATTCCTGTATTCCTCTACCCTCATATCTCCCACCCAGCTATACTCCAGCCACTATCACAGCCAGCAATTAAAGTAAGAATAATGAGAACGCCGCCAAGGAAAAGCATATAGCAAAACCATAAAAGAAGCTCATTCTTCCTCATGACAATTACCCCCTATATGCTATCAATGCGGCAGTAGAATCAGTATGGTTTATGATACCGCTGAAATTACCGTAAAGTATGTCTCCCGGGATTAAATAAAGATAAGCACCAGTGTGAGAATCTCCCACATTAGACGATACCTTTATCTTACAGTATGTAGCGGCTGGGCTTGATGCTGACAGCGAAATAGCTGTTATAGCTACCCAATTTCCAGAATCCGGAGTCTGGGTGTTTGTGTCGTGCTCAGACACAACATCGAAACCATTTTGCCCCAACTGAAGATTCAATGCCTCAGATGATGTATACTTATTTATTTCCTGCATAATTTTATCCTGTTATTAAATTACTATCCAAATCGCTATGGCAGTCTCTACAAAAAGATCAGCGGCTGTATTATAAGCCCATCTTTTCTTAGTACCATAGACCTCTTCAGTTCCCTCAATGAAATATTCTGCCACCTCCCAAAGTAAACCCAGTAAGAATACAGCCATTACAGCCCAGAAAGCACCAGAGCCTAACCACAGTGCCACCTTGCATATAAAAGCCCCACCAGCAAGGTGATAGGCAGTCCAGTGATCAAGCTGACCACTTGACAGTTGCCACTGTACGAACTTATGTAACGGTTTTATCATTTATTCACCACCTTACGGTCTATTAACTTATGTTTAACAAAATCAATTCTCCCATTACCATCAGGATGCTTCTTGGAGCACTCAGAGACAAAAGCAGTCTCAGCAGTAACAAAACTGTCTGATCTCTTTACAATATCTCCATCTACTATTACAAAATAGTCTTTAGCTGGTGAAGGATAGCTAAGGGTCACTACAGTCCCGTCTTGGTATGTCTGGGTACGTGTAGCACTTGGGGTAGTGTTCTTGTATAATTGGACTTCATGGCCCTTAGCACATTTCCTTACTAGCATTAGGCCGCCGCCTTCTCCTCGTCTTCCGGCTTTAATACGGCCCGCAACTGAGTCCTAGCCTCTTCCAATCTTTCGGAAAAAACCTTTTCGCTGGTTGCGAGTTGCTCATTAACGAACATATTTGTTCGTATTTTATTTTGCAAATCACTTACGTGACTTTGATTATTATGCACTTGAGCCGCTAACTCCTTCTGGGTATCAGACATATCATCTATGATGTATTCCTTACCCTCGAAAGTAATAGTTGCCGGCCGGTCTTTTTCTTTTTTAGCCGTGTTGCTATTCTCCTGTTATTTTAATTATTCTGCTTGTTTAGCCGCATATGCCGCTTTTACTTCATCTGTCCATAATGCAGATGCCATTCCTTTAATCTCATCTGATTCACTTGATACATCCATATCAGGTGATAAAACTCGTCTTTTATATGAATAAGAAAGCTGTTTGCCATCTTCAACAATCGCAGTTTTCTGTCGTTCTTGAATATGTTTAAACTCTGTTCTTACTTCATAATCGTAAGTGATTTTCTTTTCTAATGCCATAATCGGCTCCTTTGTTTGTTATTCGTTCCAACTATATATCCATATAGTATTGAATTATTCATCTGTTATGTAAGTTAAACCAAAACCAAAAACCCAATGTGTATCAACCTGTGAACCAGCTAAATGAGATGTTGTACCATCGTCTGCTCTCATTCTGACTTGGAAATAACTTTGCCCTGTCATTGCTTGCGACCACATATTATGTGCTAATGTTGTGCCGTTATTACCAAGATAAGCAGTTCCATACGCATTTTCAGCCCCATCGGTTAGTGCTGTAACAGCAAAAGGCAAACTAAATCGCACAGAACCAGATATAGTATCTGTACTATTATCAGGAGCAACTTCACCTTGAACATGAACGACTCTACCAATTTTAGTATAAGCACAATCTGTCCAAGAAGCTTCTGTAGATTGAGAGCCGCTTGTACTACCAGTAATTGCGATTGCCCAGTATCCTTCCTCATAAGCATCAAGAGTATTTACATCAGCCACACCAGCTTCTGCATCATCTGGAAAATTAACTCCACTACAATAAACAACAGCTCCACTATCTTGAGCCATATATACTGCTGTAACATCATTATTACCAAGTGTTACTGAATCATCTGCTTGAGTTGTTATACCATATCCTATAGCCGCTCTATTTTGAGCATTAGTTGAATTACCATCAACATCATAACCAATATAAACATTTTCATCACCTTCCTCTAAATCATATCCAGCTTGATAACCAATTAAAGTGTTTTTTGTTCCAACATCAATAAGTTTCCCAGCTTGGTATCCAAGAGCTGTATTACCAACTGTTCCACTTGTTCCTGTTTGTGCTGATAATGCTTGGTATCCTACAGCAGTATTAAAATCACCATCATCCTCAGCTACTAACGTTTGATAGCCAAGAGATGTATTACCTTGACCGCTATCCATAGCTTTTTGTGATTGATGTCCAACAGCAACACAACCTCCAGCTTCAGAATGATTAACTGCATAT